AAGTAGTTGAGGAGGAGGAAGAGGAAGAAGCCGAAGAGGCCGAAGCCGAGCCCCCCAAGGCAGTAGGCAAATTGCTCAAACAGGTCAACAAACTGACCGCACGGGCGAAATCCGCAGAGGAGAATGCCGAAGCATTGAGGACCGAGATCGAAGCTTTGAAAGCTAATCCACAATCCGCCGCCGAACCGACAAAGCCGGCACTCGAGGAGGTCAATACCTTCGACGAGTTGGAATCTTTGAGAAAAGAAGCTTTGGCGGCCAAGAGGTGGAGTCTCCAACATATCGGGAAAGATTACGTCGAGGTCGATGGAAAGGAATATT